TTACTCATTGTTTGACCCCAATTCTAATTCAATAAAATTGATTATATCATTTACTCTTTTAGCACTAATTTTTTTGTCTTTCATATTAATACTTAAATATTCAAATAATTTCGGCGAAATATAATTATCTTCAGGAATTTCTGATAAGCGCGTATCAAAGCCATAACGTTTTGTTATCTCTAACAGTTCCTCTCTGTTTTCAATTCTTCCTAAATGAAAATATGATCCTTTTAAAAGTTTTCCACCATAAAGTTCGTTTAAAACGTAACACATATTACTAAAGCTAACTCTAAAATATTGCTGCATTTGTATGACATCTTTTTTTGTAAAAAAACCTTTACCTTTAATATTCGCATTTTTTACGTATTCTTTTACTAATCTTCTATTCATTAATATTTGAGAAGCAAATTGATCAGCTTTACACTCTACAATATTGTATTTAGCCGAGCCTATTTCAGATATTCCTTTACCTTCCCCAGTATACAAGTGATAAACTTCATGCCATAAAGATTGGTTTTGTCTACCTAAATCATCCTTATTATTTATAAATATGAATTTATCATCACCAATTATATATTGAAAACCTGATATATTCGCATTAACCTTCTTTGAAACAATAAAATAGCCTATTTTATCCTCAATAAATTTAAAAGAGTCTTCAATAGGCTGAGTTATATTATATTTATTTATAAAGTCCGAAACAATAGGTTCTACTTCCCGAGCACATTCTTCTCTTTGTTTTTTTGATAATTTTTTAGACATTATAAAATACCTCTTATCTTACTCTGTTCTGAAAAGACTCTAAATATATCAATTATAGACTCTAATTCCTCTTTTGGAACCTCAGTATTTGCTCTATAATAAATATTTTTAAAATCAGTTTCTTTTTCTTCCCCTAACATTTCTTCAATAGACAAACCAATCATATGACTGATTAGGTGATAATGTTTCGGCTTAAGTATCACACCAGAAATAATCTGCTCATATAACTCTTTTTGTTCACTATTTAATTTGTTCTTCTCCTTAGTTTTAACAAGATTTATAAGTTGATAATTAGAATATTTAGGCAGAACACTAACTACTCCACTCATTTGATTCACCCTTTTGTATTTAATTACTTACAAATTAGCTACTATCAGTTGTAAGTAATTACATTTTTTCATTATCATTAATAATATACCTCAAATGTTGACATACGAAAACATTATCACATAATTTTACTATATTTAATCCCCAAAAATGTCACAAAAAATTCACATTTAGATTTTTTAGTTTATTATACATACAAAAAAAGACCAAGACAATGCCACCTTTTTAATTTTATTCTATTTATAATAATCAATGGTTGTTACAAACTAACTTTTATACCATGTTTTTCATTTTATCTTTCCTTTGATTACATAGATTTTTAAGTAATTGTTTATAAACTTTGCCATAATCAATAAGATTACGACAATGACTACATAACGTAACAATATTAGCTTCTAAGTCTAATAAATGATCAAAATCACTATGTTTACTTAATGGAATTAAATGATGGAACTCCATATAGGTTATTTTGGAGTCAACTTTTCTAGCAAACACATTATGTTCATGTTCATCTTTCTCTTTATTTACACCTTCATATTTATAGTCAGCTATTTTCAACGCATTTTTCCGTTGTGCACTTTTCAAAAACCAATTTTGGTTTCTAATATCACAGCTCATTTTTGAGCTTTGATTGATTTACAAAAGCACAAAAAACTTGTCTCCCTTGCGTTAATTTAACGCATTAAGTTATGGATATATTTGTCTTATACTATCATTTGAATTAGCAAAGTCCAAATTTGGACCCTGCCAATCACTGTTGTTACTAACACCAGCAAGTTCTGCTAATTCTTTATTCTCATGTACTGGTGTATCGAATTAATTGACTTTAGGTTGCTCTGCAATAGTTGAATTGTTTTTCTCGTTATTATCTGTTTTTGATAGGTTTTTGGTTCAGCTGAACTAAACGGTTTGTTTTGTTTTAAAGTTGATAGCTTTCTTTCTCTGGCTCTTTCTTGAATCTCCCCAATTAAATCTTTAGCGTTTAACATGATGTCATATTTAACGAAATTAACGAATCGTTCATACAGTTTTACTAGTATACTTATTACCCACTGCAAATAAAAAGCGACCCTTTTATAGGTCACTTTTAAACATCTAGTAGGCGACTATGGGGAAATATGTGCACAGTAGAAACACCTATTTTTATATTCTCCTTAAATTAGAACATCAAACAAAAACAGACTAGCCACAATGGTTAGCCTGAATTTTACAATACAAAACAAATTAAGTTTTAACAAAACTGAAATTGAAAAGGTTGTAAAGTTATATTATCACAAACAAAAACAGACGGTCAATCAAGACCGACTGTTAATAGATACTAAATAAGTAAAGGAAAAATAATTATAGACATAGAATAGATGTCTTTGATCAGCATAGCACATATCTTTATGTCTTGTCGTTCAATAAAACTTTTATATCAGGTATCAAAGTGGCCTCCACCAAAACAAAAGGGTGATCAAATAAGACCACCCAAATAGATATGATGAAAATAAGAATAGAACATTAAATGTGGTTCTATAAAAGAGGCTATCATAATTTTTTTAGTTTGTCCTAAGTAATGCTCAAATTATCTATAAATCCCCCCAGTGACATGCGTAGGTGGTTAAATGCACTAATGACGATTGTATTTTATAGCATGTATATAGGTACATTAACACAAAAAACAGGCTAACCATTAAAGCTAGCCTGTACCTCATGAGCATAAGACGAATTTAACAATATTAACTACAATATTATTGAGAGATGTGTATAAAAAATACTACTACAAAAAATAAAAGCAGTCAATTAAGACTGCTTGTACATGTTAAAAATATTCTAAGAAAAAAAGAGTAGAACAACGGGGAAGTCGTTCTAGAAAAATGTTAACATACTTTATTTAATTTGTCTTCCCTAAAATAATCGACACATTTCTCAGAAGCTTCATCATTACTCAATTAATGACCGTATTATCCTATGGCCTCGTGACATGCATTAGTTCATCAAATGATATATTAGCTAAATTAACATATAGTTACTTTTAAGGATAAAAAAACAGACCCACCATAAAGGTTAGTCTGTTAGTTAATCATTGTCCTCTACGACAAACAATCATGTAAATAACTCACAATAAAAAGAGAGTAGCTGCAAGGGGAACTACTCTTTGAGAAAATACAATTTATTTAGACAATTAACAGAAATTCCTAATAAGATTAAAACATACACTACTAAAAAAGTCATTTACCTTTTAAATTAAATAAAAGAGCGACTATTTATAGTCGCCTAAAGATTTAAGTATAATATCTAAAACGAGATACTTTTCACAGTATATTTTAAAATTAATAAAAATACAAACAAAAACACCACCTAATTAAAGGTAGTGGCTTTGCATTAATCTTCTACTGAATATCATCAACAAATTCTGGTGTTACAAGACTCACATCTAATTTATCTGTAAACAAGCTATGGTATTTACCTAACATATCTCTTGCTTTTAAACGATCACTTGGCTTGATTGGAACTTCGACAAGCTCCACATGTTCATTGTAAACGAGGTTCATACGTCCAGTGTCTGGGTTCTTCTCAAATGAACTTCTCTTAACTACCACTTCTTTTGTTTCAGTCTCATCGCCTACTGCTGCATTAGTTAACAGATGCAGTAACTCTTTAGCGGTGAGAATACTGTCGTCCATAATTTTATCCTGTTGGCTTTTGATATATTCATCGACCTTTTCATTACGTAATAATCTACTTCCCGTCACGTGTGCTGAATTTGGGGCATAACCTGCCTTGATAGCGCTTTGCGTGATGTTTAATGTCTTAATATACTCATTGACAAAACGGACTTGTCTAGGCGTTAATTCACTCATTCTATCACCTCCATCATTTTATCTAATAATTTTCCAAACCATTGTCTGACTGATTCTGTGGAACATTCTAAAACTAGACTAATATCTTTGTAACTACGCCCATGTATTAAAGCATCGAAAATATAGAACTCTTTATCCGTAGCCACTTGATCAACTAACATCTCTAAGTGATTCTTTAGAATATGATCATCTACATGGTCAGTTTCTATCCAGTTGTTTGTGCGGGCATCATTTATGCTAAAGAAGTCATCAGTGTTGAAATCATCATCTTTTAGTGTGTCATCATTATCAATTTGTTTATGATAGCGAAATATGAAGTCTTTTATGTGCTGCTTATCCATAGTTACACCACTTTTAACATTGGTTTCTTATGATACTCATTCACACGTTCACGCTTACTATTTTCAATCATCATATCCCTTTGTTTTTGACGCGCTATACGTTGTTTAATGTTGAGGTGGTATAAATCAATCTGTAGTCGTTCAATCACGTTATAGGGCTTATATCGACCATTAGAACGCATGTATCTTACAACTTGTTTTTTTTCTTTTTCAGAATATTGATTAAGGACAGACTTTAATATCTCCATATTACGCATAGAACGTTTTTTATAATTTACTAAACCAGCTTTAGCCTCAATAATTTTAATAGCCAACTTTTCAATAGGATAAGAGACGGATACAACGCCGAATATTTCATCACACGTTGTCGTAGAAGTATTCATATGATACATACTCTCGATTTGAAACTCGCACATTTGAATTTTCTTATTGATAAATACTGGGTTAAATTGTGTTAATAGTTGATACTCGGATAACTTATTTCCATTATTACGATAATATAAAACTTTCCTTGCCATTTCAGTTTCATTTATCCACCCCTATATAGAGAGCCTACCCAACAAGGATAGGCTACATTTTTTTACTTTCTAACTCGATTCATTTCTTCATTATATCGATCATTTAGAGATTTAATAGTTGGCATATAATCACCATCTTTTTTAGTGACCACGACCCCACTATTTTTCATGCCAACTTGTTCAATAACACTATAATCATAGGCAAGTTTCTCATATTCACTGTTATTTTCATATGGGTGCAGAACGTTTTGTTTTAACACTTCAAATGCATGTGCTACCTGTTGTTCTTCCGTATCATTAAAACGTTCTGAAATTATCTTTTGTAAAAGACTTAACTCGAAAATATCGACATTTTGAGCGTCAACGGTATTAATATGATTCATGATTTCACCATTACTATAAAAGTCATAACGTGCTTGCAAGTTTTGACGACGAATTAATTCTTCTTGTGGATTCTGCACCTTATCCGTTGTAGCTTCTTTTTCAATTTCATCAATACGTTTCGAGATATCATCTAAACGCGTCTGTGCATATGCCTTAAACTCATTTTCTAATTCTTGAATTTTAGGCTTTTGTTGTTCATCAATGGCGTCTAGGCGATACCCTTTTAAAAACATCGATGAAGATTCTTTTAATAAGCGATCTGCTTTATTTAATAAGTCTTGATATTTGTTGTCATCAAAGAAAATATTCCAAACTTCTGTTTGTTGCATAGTCAAAATATACCTACTCTCTATTAGTTTTTATTTATACTTCAATATCTTCTAGGGCTTTTAAACGGTTCTGACTGCCCTCAATTAAGCCCTTAATACTTTTGATAGCTTCTATCTTATCGGCTTGTGTTTTAATGATGTAATAGCCCCTAGCGTCTTTTTTATAGCTATATCCGATAGGATAATGATAATTAATGATTAAGCTTGTAATGACTTGTGTTAACCATCTATTGTTAGCCTTATTCACTTCATATCCCAATTGATTAAGCAGCTTTGTTTTAGTAATATATTTATTAGACGTATTTCTTATCACATTGAGTACTTGGCGGTGTTCATTCGGTAAGTTGTACGTCTTTTCTTTTACTTCAAATTCACTCATTTTCTCACCACACTTTCTATTGTTTGCTTACTCTAATTATACCAATTTTACACTCCTAAATCAAACTTATGTTCGCTATAAGTCGCAGTATATCAGGTGTTTAGCATTATTTCATGTCTACTTTAAAATCAATTCATAAAAGGTTTTATGTGAAATATAAAATAATAACAAAAGAACGAATGTTCCTATTTTAATTTACGAACAACATACGAACAATAACTTTTGACCCTTTATTCAAATTACGAACATTAGCATATTTTAGTTTTCGATAAAATTAGTTAGTATTTATATAGGGCTACAAACATCATGTAGCCCTGTGATTGCTATTTACTCAAGTTATAATACGATGCCTTTAAATCATTCAATTTACGTTCTAACGCTTTGTAATCCTCTTGTGTAGCCTTTTCATCTTGTACAAATTCCGTTACTAATTTAAGCCCCTCAACAAGCTCCTGTTCGGGTTCATTAATCCCTGCAGCCAACTGATACAGCACTACAAGGTTACCTATTACATCAGCATTACTAGACTGAACCCCCTCTAATTCTTCAACATTCACTCCACCTTCCATGTACTCAAACATATCCGTGTTGTTACTTTCCACAAAGGTTTCTAATCCATACATGAAATACTCATCTTCAAATAGGCTTTTAGCCATCATATCGCTTATAGAAAGCGTTGTACCATCATGTAGTTCATATCCTGTGTAATGCCCCTCTATACTTCTTATAAGCCCCTCTGTGTGCTTAGGAGATGCTAATTCAAACGATTGTCTTACTTTACAATCTTTAATGTACACATGACCAAACAATTTACCTCTCATGACGATATAAACTACATCAAACGGATCATTGTAAATCTTAAAAGCAAAATTGTTATCCCTACTACTTTCTAACAATCCTGTATAATACCTTAATAATGTACCTGCTCTTGTTTCAAATTGATTCGCGATAGTTTCTATGTTCATATCATTTAACCTGCCTCTTAATCATTAAATTTTCTTTTGCGTCACCAATACAACCATAACTTTCAAATCCAAACTTTTTAAAATAATTGTTATTACTTCGATTTTCCGTCCACAAGCAAACTTCGCACTTTATTTCATTAGCTATCAGTAAAACTTCTTCTAACAACATCTTCCCATAGCCTTTTTTAAGAGAATTCAAATTATCTATTTCGACCATCCAATTACCGTTGAAATGTCGTTTAAATTTGATATTGGGTTTCCTGATGTTAAATTTAATCATCCCTTTAAAATCTTTAGTGAATAGTAAAAAATTTCCACTGTCGCAATATAAATAGTATTTCTTATGAAGTTGAATAACCCTTTTTACAAACGTCAATTGTGGTTCAGAAGGTGCAAGAAATACACTTAAACAAGCACCTTTTATTACTTCATCTTGATTCGATTTAACATGTTTTCTAAATGCCGAACTGTTACTTAATTCTTTAAAAAGTTGATGACCTTTTTCTGTAATTGTTGTCATTTTTGTCCTCCAAACTTGTATTCGGGTACTAGTACCCAGTCAGTACCCACTCAATTTTAACTATGGGTACTCTTAAATCCTTATCATTACAGCATTAGATAAAAATAGTACCCGTTGTACCCGTATTTTTATAATAAGAAATCTGTGTTATACATACTTTCTTATATAAACACTCCATATTAATTAAACACTATTAATATAATATGGGTACTTCGGGTACTATTGGCTTCAAATCCTTGATATTACTGTGTTTATTGAGTACCCGTCTTGCACTTATAAATGGGTACTCAACGGGTACTTATGGGGACTCATCAATAATCAGAATTAGGATTATATGAATTTGAAAAATCAAAACCTAATTCTTCTAGTACCTCTCTTCTTATAGCAAGTCCCCTGTATTTCACCGTTTCATGTTTAACCTGCTTTTGTAATCTGTCTTTTTCACCTTTTATTAAGTATCCCTTTTTATCCCACTGACCTGTAATAGTCTGCATTTCATGACCTAACTTATCTTTGACTGTTTCACCTAATATGCACAAGAAGTCACGCTTATATATAGCTTTGAGGTCACCATGTTTAACTTGGCCATAACCTTCACCAGCAATGTTATTTCTATTCGCATCTAAATACTGCAATATTTCTTCCAGTAGCTGCTTGGGTTTGTCTATAGTTTTATTATTTTCAACCATACTCTTATAGGATTGGTCGATTATTTTAAAGTGATCATGTTCAAAACCGTCAATGTCATTAAGTATTTCACCAGTAATTTGTAATAAGGCAAAAGCTCGTCCTAAACGTTTCATGATTTCATTAGTACCTTTTTCATTGAAATACTGCAGTGAACTTTCAAACGCTTTTTTATAAGACTCTTTTTTGAGTTCATATTGTTTTATAAACGCCATACCTAATGTGCCATAGTTTTCTCTAAAAGCTTTATCTAGGGCTATAAAATCAAAATCGTCTGGGTAAGGCTGGTCTTGCAATGTAATGACACGAGCTGACACACCAGCTTTTTCATCTGCCATATTCGCTATAGATGCTTCACCTGTTGACAATAAGATATTTCGCCACTCTTTCTTTTCGTTTATGGTTAAGTTCTTATTGCTGCGCCCTTTGCTTTCACCACTAGAAAAATTATAAACAGTATCAGTCACCATATAAGGCGATGTGTTTCGTGTATCATCTTTAAACACTGGAAATGAATTCAGAAATGATGCCATTGCCTCAATACTATTTTTTGTAGAACCCCATGAAGTGACAAGCTCACTTGTCCCCCAAACACTTGATACTAAATTCAATGTAAATGTCTTGCCTGTTGAGGTACTCCCAGAGATTTCAACTATAAATGGAGGCAAACCGAATTCACGTAATAAGACTGATCCTAATGACGCATATAACATCACCATAACCATTGGCAAATCTTTAACTTTCTGAAACACTTTTTCAGAATAATCTTGTAGAGTCCCTTTACTTGAAAATGAATTAATCAACTTTTGAAACCCTTTATCGTTATTAAATAATTTCACATTGCTGTTTTTCATTTCCTTTTGATAAGGGTAAATAAAATATTGCTTAACATGGCCTAGTCGTGTCGCTACTTTAACATTAATTGGCGGGTTATATCGCTTAACTTTATTGATATAATCTATAAGTTTAATTGAAGTCGAAGATGTCACATCAAGCTTTCTATTGACCAACTTTAATAACTGGCGATGATCCGATATTTCTTCAGCACTAACACTTAAATTCACTGGATATTTGTTATCGTAAAATTTCATATTAAAACTAACTTCGTTACTTTCAATATCTTCAAATCGTTCAGTAATCATTGGTATTGTACTTGTAATAAAAACTTTTTTATCAGGTTCTCCCTCTTTTTTACTTGGAATAATCTGATACAATGCTACACCATATTGATGATGTTCAACTTCATATCCTTTAGGTATGATTTCTTGAGGTATTTCATCACTTTTTTCAAGTGCTTCAATATCTTTAAGGACGTCATTTTTAGTTACTTCCATATGAGACCCCTTTCTACATGTTATGGTGCTTTTTTAAAATCGATTTAAACGTTTTATTGACTTCACTTTGTTTTATAGGAGGGTTACAGGTCATCGCCCAAGCACTCACAAGGCCATACGCTAAATTTGCGTCAACATAACGCCGTAATAAATGGCCTATAATTGATGCTAGAGACTGATTACGCTGTCCTTCACCTACACCCCATGCAATATCACGCCAATGTGAAGTATCACGAGCTATAACAGGAGTTTCTGCAGTATTCTCCTCTTTAGCTGCACATTCTTTAGACCATCGTTCCAAAGTAGGACAATCCAAGATAGGTGCATCATTGTACCTATACAAAAATGTGTGGCTTTTACTCTGTACGACAGGCAACGCCATAGCTCGACTTGGTTGATAACTACCTTCATCCACTTTAAATCCAATTCGTTCAGCTAATACCCTTGTATAACTACGGTAATAGAAGGGGTTTAAACGTTCATTCACAGGTACATAGAGGCGGATTCTATGGTTATCTTTACTATGACTGAATGTAGTATGCCAAAAATAACTGATGTCGCTTAAACGCTCTTTAATAGCCTCGTAAAGTTCTTTAATGTCATTAATATCATCATAATCTAAAGCAATGACATCACGATAAATCACATTGTCATCTTTACGAAGTTTCTTCACATCATCACTATCAGCAACATCGCCGTATACTGCTAAACCTCTTGCATACTTATTTGAGTTATATTGTGGTATGGATAGCCTATTCATAAGCTCACTCCACTTTGGTTGTGAAAATTGCTTAAATGATCGTGCATCTAGACTTTCATACCAAACAACGCTAACTGTTGTATCGTGTTCTAATTCAATTTTGTTCAATTTCAACACCTCTAATGAAACAACAGAGCAAAGATGTTATAATAAAAATGTGTAATTTCTAGATTACTCTGTTGCTTATTTTTATTACTATGCGTTATCTGATTTAGTCGCCAAACTATTCATATCAGATGACGCTTTCTTTAATTGTAATTTCAATTCATACTCTTGTTTTTGTGCTTCAATTAATCTCTCATACATAATTTCGATGGCTTTGTGCTTGTTGTTATCTTTTAGCAATTCAATTGCTTTTCCATAGGTGTCAGCTTCAATAGCATTCGCTGTATATAGAATTGCATCCTTCACACGATTAACTTTTTTATGACCATATTTCTTTTTAAATAGTTTCATTACTCTTTCTCTCCTTCAAAATCAATATTGTTTTCAATCATTTCCATAACTACTTCACAAACAAAGTGTAAATGTTGCTCTTTGTTATACACTTCAACACGTTCTTTACCATCTTGAGAAACTTTGTGTTCAAATTCTGAACGAGGATCATTAACAGTTGATTCTAGAATTTCATAAATCTCTTTAAATAAATTATTTTCCATACTTAAATACCTCCATATTTTTTAGTCCTTCAATTCCTAGCAACGTCAACACACAGTAAAAATATGCAGCTATTGCTAAATGAAAATCCAATGTGCTTAGTAAAAAATAGGCGAGTAACACCATGATTAGAATATTTTTCATATTGACCTCCATAATAGGTTTGACTTCTCACGCGTTGCAGGCGTTTCAATTCTTCATTTGTTCAATTACATTTTCAATGTCATATCGGTCATAGCGAATAGTTTTACCGATTTTAACTTTACGTAAGCCGTTCATTTCCCATTCAGTTATGACTTTATGAGTCACGTTGTACTCTTCCATAACTTCTTTTTGAATGAGATATCGCTTACGTGATTGCTTAACTTTTTCTAAAGCTAATTTTTCAGCGATATTAACTATGCTATCGACTAACTGTTGGCTAGCTTGATCACTTAGAAACGGTTGCATATTATTTCACCTCATTTATTAACCACTTAGTGATTTTTTCGTAAGTTGTTCTCTTAACTTTAATCAACACTTCATTTTCTATAAGCGATAAAGTTTTACTTGATATTCCAATTTCTTTAGATGCTTGTTGCAAAGTAATGTTTTTCCTTGCTCTTATCTCTCTTAATTTAGAAGATAATTTTTCATCTATACTAAACATTCAACCACCTCCCACTCACGTTATGTGAATATCATAGCACTCACAATTTGTGAGTGTCAACAACTTTATTCTCATTTTGTGAGTTTAATATAGATGTATTACAAATTTTCGGATATAATATCTACATGAAAGGAGTTATCGAAATGGAAAACAGAATAGCCGAATTGAGAAAAGAAAAAAATATGACCCTAAAACAATTAGCTAATGAATTAAATATACGTGATAATACTTTAAGTCAATATGAAACTGGAAAAAGGAATCCCCAAAATGGTTTGCTACAAGAAATCGCAAATTTTTTTGGTGTATCAATGGAATATATTTTAAAAGCAACTGACAAAAGAGACTATCCAATAGTAGACGACTCCAGTGCCATCAAGTTACTTGAGAAAATCGAAAATGAAAAAGAATTTAACTATTTTCATATATCAAAAAACACTGCTCTTAACCTTAGCTTGTGGGTTATCAACAACATGGATTACATTAAAGAACAACATCCTAATCTGCTATATACTGCATCTTTTTTAGTAAAAAATACAGTAAGTGAAAATAAAATTTTGCAACATTACTCAGAAATGCGAAAAAAGCAATTTAAGATTGTTGACGAAATTGATGATATATTGTTAGAAAAGGAGTTCTATGGTGCAAGTGCTGAACAAGTACTTGAATTTTTACATCAAAGTGAACGAATTGGCTATGAACAAACTAAACAATTGATGGAGTATATAAGACAATTACCAACCAAAGAATATGAAGACGAAGATTTTTAATTCAATTAATCATCACGCCACAAGGTAGCCACTCCTTAACGGCGTGTCAATCCAATCTCACGCGTTGCAGGCAATAGAAAGGATTGATTTACATGATTAAGAAATACAAGAAGAAAGACGGTTCTACTGCCTATATGTTTGTTGCATATTTAGGGACTGATCCAATTACGGGTAAGCAAAAGAGAACCACTAGACGAGGTTTTAAAACTGAAAGAGAAGCTAAGATTGCAGAGGCAAAACTTCAAACAGAGGTAAGCCAAAATGGATTTCTAAACAACGATATAACGACGTTTAAAGAAGTATATGAGTTATGGCTTGAACAGTATAAGCACACCGTTAGAGAGAGTACATTTGCTCGTGTTAGAAACATGTTTAAATGGAATATTCTTAAAGAGTTTGAAAATATACCTATGAAAAACATCACTACGCCATACTGTCAAAGTGTAGTGAATAAATGGGTAGAAAACTATAAAGACTATCGAAACATAAAGGTCTATGCTGCAAACGTATTTGAGTACGCAGTTAATTTGAAAATTATTAATGATAATCCTTTCAAGTATACAAGAGCACCTAAACGAGAGAAAACTAAAAAGAATGACCATTTAATATACTATTCAACCGATGAACTTCAATCATTTTTAAAGTTGACTGAACATGACCCTTTATTGCATGCTATGTTTCGCTTATTTGCGTTTACTGGCATGAGACGTGGAGAGCTCATGGCTCTAACATGGCATGATATAAACTTTGATAATAAGACAATTAACATAGATAAAACTGTCACTATTGGCATTGATTATCAAGAGATGATTCAACCACCAAAAACAAGTGCTTCTAATCGTTTAATAAGCATTGATGAGCGTACTGTTAGTTTACTTAAACATTGGCGAATTCAACAACGAAAGATATCTTTAATGTATGGGCACAATACAAGTGATAGCTCACAATTTGTATTTACTAAAGTTCAAACTAATGAAAGACTACGCGTACAATTTCCAAATAAAGAAATGGATAAGCTATGTCAAAAACATAATTTCAAGAAGATAAAGATACACGGCTTTAGACACACACATTGTTCACTCTTGTTTGAAGCTGGCTTGTCTATCCAAGAAGTACAAGATAGATTAGGTCATGGTGATATTGGAACAACTATGGATATCTACGCTCACATTACAGAAAAACAACGTGATCAAATCGCTGAAAAGTTTGCTAAATACATCAATTTTTAG